GCTACGTCCTTGCGATGGCGTTCAATGACTTTGGGATTAATAAGAGTTTGGCGAGCTATGTTCTCAATCAGTATGCAACTAATGATTTCCCCTTAAAGGAGATACAGACCACGATTGAGTCGGCTTACAGGAACACGGCATCCTTTGGCACCAAGTACTACGAGGATGAGGAGCGAGTAAATCAAATCAAGGCAAAGCTGAGACGCGGTGTCTCAAAAAAAGAGGTGCGCCTCCAACTGCAGGACTCCAATTTGGATGGCGACACGATAGAAGCGGTGCTTGCAAAGGTCGAGGAGGAGAATGCGAAGCAAACCTTTTGGACCAAGAACGACAAGGGAGTCATCAAGATAGTACACATTCTCTTTAAGCAGTTCTTAGAGGACTCAGGGTTCTACAAGTACTGCCCTGAAGGTGGGAAGAACTATGTATTTGTGAAAGTCACAAATAATCTGATTGACCACACATCAGAGAAGGAGATAAAGGACTTCGTCCTAAACCACCTGCTTGAGTTAGACGACATCATGGTGTACAACTACTTCGCTGACAACACGAGATTCTTCAAGGAAGAGTTTTTGTCTATGCTGAGTACAATTGACATCTACTTTATTGAGGATACCAAAGATGCAGCGTACTTGTACTACAAGAACTGTGCGGTGCAGATAACAAAGGATGAGATAAAGCCTATTGACTACCTTGATTTGGGAGGGTATGTGTGGAAGGACCACGTGATAGATAGGAACTTTAGTATGTGCAAGGTGACATCAAGGTGTGACTACAGGAAGTTCATCCGCAATATCTGTGGTGGTGACGACAGCAGGGCAGCTTCAATGGAGAGTACCATTGGATTCCTATTGCATGGCTACAAGAACCTGAGCTTCTGTCCTGCGGTGATTTTAAATGACGAGGTCATCAGCGATAACCCTGAAGGTGGTACGGGTAAGGGGCTTTTTATGAATGCGCTGAGCAATATGAAGAAGCTTGTGGTAATTGATGGCAAGAGCTTCACCTTTGAGCGAAGTTTTGCTTATCAGTTGGTGTCAGCGGATACGCAGATACTATGCTTTGATGACGTGAAGAAACATTTTGACTTTGAGCGACTCTTCAGCGTGGTGACCGAAGGTCTCACGCTTGAGAAGAAGAACAAGGATGCCATCAAGATTCCATTCAGCAAGAGTCCTAAGATTGCCATCACTACCAACTACGCCATCAAGGGTAGCGGTAATTCATTTGCCCGTAGGAAGTGGGAGCTTGAGCTACATCAGTATTATTCCAAGGCGTATACGCCACTTGATGAGTTTGGTAAGCTCATGTTCGGGGATTGGACAGATGATGATTGGTGTGAGTTTGACAACTACATGATAGGTTGTCTCAAGTCTTATCTTAGAACCGGATTAGTGAAGAGTAAGTTTGTAAACCTAAAGATTCGTCAGCTATCAGCAGAGACATCGCACGACTTTATTGAATGGTGCGGTCTTGTGGAGGGACAGCCTAAGAATACTTCACTTGAAACAGGGGTAAGGGTGTACAAGAACGAGCTCTATCACGACTTCATCAGCGAGTATCCTGACTACGGACCGAAGGCAAAGATGACCATCAGTAGGACCAAGTTCTACAAATGGTTGGTTGCTTACGCGATGTACAAAGAGGGTATCGTTCCTGAAGAAGGGCGCGACCTGAATGGAAGATGGATTATTATTCACCGTAAAAAAGAAAAGGATGCAGATAGTTGAGAGAACACCGGGGTATTCTGACTACAGCATGTGGAAGTACTGCGATACTCTTTGCCGTGTGATGGGACAGATGAAAGAGGTGAAGACAGGCAGGGGCGTAAAGATTGAAGTGAGCTACGTGTACAAGTATAAGGATGCACCGGAGATTCTTCCACGGCTACAACGTAGCCGAGACTATTATAAAAACCTACACGAAAAAGGAGGTAGCCAAGTGGAATTTAGACCATATCAAATAGAGATAATTGCATTAGGGTCCAAGACCCTAATGGCACATCGCTTCCTTTACCTCGCCATGGAGGTGAGAACAGGTAAGACGCTCACGAGTTTGGGTATAGCAGATGCGTTAGGATTCAAGCAGGTGTTATTCGTTACAAAGAAGAAGGCTATCGGTAGCATCGAAGATGACTACGCTGCGCTAAACCCAAGCTTCAAGATTACCGTCATCAACTACGAGAGTTTGCATACGGTGATGGATGATGAGATGTGGAACTTGATTATCCTTGACGAGGCGCATGGGCTCGGAGCCTTTGCTAAACCAAGCGAGAGAGCGGTGATGGTGAAAGATTTGATTGAGAAGTGTGACCCGTATGTGATACTGCTTAGTGGTACACCAACACCTGAGAGTTACTCGCAGATGTATCATCAGGTGTATGGCATACCCGGAAACCCGTTTCACGGGTACCGAAACTTCTATCGGTTTGCTGACGACTACGTCAGGATTACCAAGAAGAAAATCAACGGGCTATTCGTTAATGATTACAGCAAGGGGCTTGATAGTATCATCGAAGCCATGAAGCCCTACACTATCAACTACTCTCAGCAGGACGCAGGCTTTGTGACGCAGGTGACTGAGGAAGTACTTGAGGTGGAGATGAAGCCAAGCACGGTGGAGTTGATTAAGAAGCTGAAAAAGGACTTGGTAGTGGAAGGTAAGAGCGAAATTATTCTTGCAGATACTCCTGTGAAGCTAATGATGAAGGTGCATCAGCTATGTAGTGGGACTATCAAGTTTGAGAGTGGCAACAGCATGGTGCTTGACACAAGTAAGGCTGAGTTCATTAAAGAATACTTTGCCGGTTGTAAGATTGGAATCTTTTACAAGTTTAAGGAGGAGCTCTCTGCGTTGCAGTCAGTATTCAAGGATGACTTGACAACTGAACTTAGTGTCTTTGAAGACACCAATAAGAACATAGCTTTGCAGATTGTAAGTGGGCGTGAGGGAATAAGTCTTAAGCAGGCTGACTACTTAGTGTACTACAATATTGACTTTAGTGCTACAAGTTATTGGCAGAGTAAGGACAGGATGACTACCAAAGAACGTGCGTTCAACCACGTGTATTGGGTGTTCAGCAAGGGAGGAATCGAGCATGACATCTACAAGGCGGTAACCAAGAAAAAAGATTATACCTTAAAACATTTTGAGAAAGACTACTTGTAATGACCGAGCAGCAGATACAAAGCAAGCTGATTAAAGAGCTTGAGGATAAGGGATACTACGTCATCAAACTGATGAAGACCAATAAGAATGGTATCCCTGACCTCATTGCTATACCAAAGGATAGCGATGTTGAGTTCATTGAAGTCAAGCGTGCGGATGGTAAGCTAAGTAAACTACAAGAGTTTCGTATTAAAGAATTAACTAAACATGGAATTAAAGCAATTGTCTATCGAGGACCAAAGGACTGATGTTGACGTAGTACGCAACATAGTGGAGATGGTAACGGGTGTGAGCATCCTTGCCAAAAACAGAAAGCGTTTTGTGGTAGAAGCGCGTATGATATATTCAACACTTCTGCGTGAAGCAGGATATTCTCTGCCCTTCATTGCAGAGACCCTTGATAAAGACCATACCACAATCATACACTACGTTCAGTCTCTAAAAGATTTGAAGGAGACAGATATGCACACGATGCGGAAATATTTAAGATGCCGTGAGCTATTTCTTTCTGAAAAACAACCTGTAAATTTAGTTGATGATTGTGAGAATTTGAGGGCAGAAATCTATTTATTAAAAGAGGAACTTGCTCAGCTTAAAATTGCTGATGAAAGTAGGCTTATGAAAATTATTAAATTAATTGAAGAGAATACTCCGGTGGGGCACGAGTTAATTGTTGAACGCAAAATAAGAAAGATGTTCGATGACTGAGCAGGAAAAAGATAGGGGCCACCGCATATCATTTATGACGGAGGGCTTTCACGAAGACGTGACTTCCATCTATGAAAACTTGGTGGACAGGAGATACGACTCCGCTATCGAAAAAATCAAATCACTCATGCGAGACCTTCGAGCAACAATAAAACTTATTGAAGATGACGATTTTTGAAACAGAGCAAGACCTTGATAGAGAGAAGAAAGCCATTAACACATTCGTAAACGTGTTCAAAGGTTCATTTAAAAAGCTTGGACCACAGGATATTGACTATAAAGTATTCGACAAGGATGGTAATTTGATTGCGTATGCAGAGGTGAAGGGTAGATTAAAGTCTATGAAGACAGCCTACCCTCTACCTGTTGCGCTGAGTAAGGTGAGTAAGCTTATCGATAAGAGATTAAATCCCGTGCTAATATGGGCGTGTGATGACGGCATCATCTACGGCAAGGTGTTTAGCCTTGTCGGTGAAGTAAGATTAGGTGGTCGCGCTCCACGAGAAGGAGGCAATACTGATGTAGAGATGATGGTCTACTACGAACAGCAAAGAGAGTTGAAGTACGTAAGGTTTACGTAGGGTCTTCTTCCTTCCCTTTAATAGACTTAAATATGTTAGCCACTGACTCGATGGTGGTGAGACCAAGAGAGACAGCTACGAGCGTAGCTACGCTATACACTAATGAATCTGCGGGGGCTATATGGTTTTCAGAGTGAGAGTTATCCCACATCGTCCAAAATAAAAACATAGCTCCTATGATTCCTACAAGTCTCTTGCTTGAGTTGTTGCTTTCGGAGGAGAAGAATCCTCCAATCCAATTAAAAATCTTTTTCATTTGATGTGCTATCTATTGTTGTTTTTGTTTTGCCCCAAAAGTTTTTCTTTTCAGTAATAAATACAGTGTCTCTAACAACAGTTGACTTTGTTATTTTGATAGTCTCTTTCAAAGTCTTTATCTCGTTTCTCATATTGTCAACCTTCTTCACCACTTCCTTTACTACTTGCTCTGTTTTTTTGTCTGCTATCTTTAGTGCAACTACAGAGGAGTCGCTTGTCTTTATACTCTTAATCAAAATGCTATCTACTGCAGGCATAGCCTCCGGCTGCACCTTCAGCTCCTGCTGACAAGAGATAAGTATGAATGGTATAAGTAATATCTTTCTCATTTTATTTTACCCAATTCTTGTAACAACATTAATTTAGAATTAGCTGCAGACTGAAGGCTATCAGACCTGCGAAGCTGTTGAGTCAGTGCATCTATCTTCGACTCAAGTACTTCAATCTTTTGTCCCTGCTTTTCTATTTGGTTGCTGTAGTTAATCTTTAAATCTACATAGAGATATCCTACTGCTATCAGGCAGAGGAACATCACAGCCTTTACGGGTTCTTTTACAAATTCCGAAAATGATATTGGTAGTGCCATTGTATTATTGTTTAAGTGATTGCTTTTCTTTTCTAATTTCTTTTTTCATTTGTTCTACTTCATAAAGAGTACCACCGGGTCCGTACATTTCATTGTACATATCAGGATAATATTTTTTCATATCTTCTTTACTCATCTTTTTTCCTGCTCCCTTTTCTTTCTTCACCCCACTTTCATTGGTAGTTGCGTTGCGCTTTGCATCATTGACAGAAGAACGAATAACTGAGTTAACCTCTGATGGAGCAAGACCGATATTGGTTAAAAGTGCAGGGGCAATAAGTAACGCAAGTGCTTCCCTGTCTGACTCTGATAAATACTTTTCGCGACCATAGTCATCTTTAAAAGAACCACCTGAAGAGAGATTAGCTATATCATATAACTGAAGAGCTCTATCTGCTGTGATACCAAATAAACCAAGACTTTGTACTAAATCTTGTTTATTACCTGAGTAAATTGATAGCCTATCTTCATCAGCTACTTCTAATGCGTTTTGTACTTTTTCAAGAGCGCCCGCTGCGCCTGCCTGTACAATCTTATCTGTAAGCGGAAGAGGAGAAAACATGTCCGCAACGGTGCTTGTAAGCTGACCTTTCACGATAGCGTCCATCTTCTTCTTATCCTTCTCCTCATCATCTTCTCTTCCCATCACCTGCTTAACAAGTGCTGCAATTAATAGTGCTGAGCCAACTGAAATCATTCTAAAGGTCGCCATCTCTACACCAAAACCTGCAAGTGAACGAGCGGCAATCTTCTTGTCTTCTACGGTTGACACATTAGACATGAGCGTTCCGAGGTCAGCGCCAAGCCTTGCAGATTGGTTCATTCTAAATGAAGCAAACGGCATAAGCATCTTAATCATCACCTGCTTTGTAGGTTCTTTACCTGCAAAGAGTTTACCGGCAAGGTCCGCGTCAGATATGTTTTGTTGACGGTCAACCATACGCTGAGCATAATCAGCTGCTTTTTTATTTATCTCATGCGTATTATAATCAATAGTCTTAGGATTGATACCTTGCTTTTCAAGAGACTGCTCATAATAAGTCATCCAAGAAGAGCGCGCAATGAATACATCGGGCTTTACCAAGAATATTTCAAGCCATTTTCTATTGGCTTCCTCTATATACTGAAGTGATTTTTCTCCTTTTGATTTAGCTGCTTTATCAATTAACTTATCAATAGATTCTATTTGAGCTTGTGACTCAACACCACGATTAGCAATGGCATATCCTGAGTTGCTAATAAATTTATTTTTTGCAGGATTAGTTACTGCTCCGATGTCTAAACCACCACCATTAATAAGCGTGTTCATAGCCACAGGTATAACCTGTTTAACAGGCTGTAACACACCGCCAAGAGACTGACCGACACCAATAGCTGCAATTTTATTAAGTCTTCTTACTGCTCTTGACAGCTCATCATTTGAGTATGGATTCTTGTTACGAATGTTATTTACAAAAAGACTAATCCTGTCTTTTAATATCTCTGCATCTTCGGCTTGTGGTACCACTTTTTTAAGTGATGCTGAGTTAAGAAAGCTTTCTACTTGTCTGATTGGACCTGCTGTTTTAATATCAACAAGCGCGTCATACATAGCGTTAGCATTATTCTTATCAAAAGAAAGGTCGATATACATGCTTGTCTCTCCATTCTTTGGGTTTTTTGGAAGAGATTCAGGGCGAGTAGCCTCCATAAGCACGCCTGTTTCTTTCTTATAAATGGTTCCATTATTGACGTGGAACGCCATATCATCTGTAGCAATCTCAACTGTGCCTGTCTCAGTGCTCAGATTTGTAAACTTATCAGGGTTATAGTTGATGTCTTTGCCTAATATTTTGTTGTACACATTGAGCGATACATCAGCAAGCTCTTCATATTTATTAGCCCACTGCGCTTGCCAAAAGTTTACTGCATCCATATTAGTCTTGTCAACATTTGCGCTAACCTCATCCATGTTAGTAGCGTCTTTTAAAATCTTATCATAAACCTCCTGATATACTTTAGATTTTTCTACCTCTTGCTCGTTTCCTTTTTCAAGTTCAGCGATAGATTCATTGACAAGGTTTTTTCTTCTATCAAACTCAGCCTTCATCTCAGCTTCACTACCAATAACATTACGCATCATAAATGCTGTCATACCACGTTCTACGTTATTAAAGTCTGTATTAAAGGCTTCACCGTTTGCCTTCTTTTCGTAGAATTTTTTAACATAGTCATTGACAATAGCGTTGGCTTCTGCCTGTCCTGCTGACTTTCCATTCTTTAGGTCTGTTACGCCTGACTTGTCCTCAACCATGCCACCACGCTCAAAACCTTTGAACATCTTTTCAAATAAGATATTTAGATTGGTTGTTTGCTCACCTAAAAATCTCCCAAGTGGTTTAGACCAATACTTACGAAGAGGGGATGCTTTAATCCCCTTGTTTGCTAATTCTTTTGCGTTGACTCTTCCTGTATAAGAACGAACCACTGATTCCATTTTTGCAGTAGAACCGTTCTGAATAAAGTTCATAAGACCATCAACAGCTTCTAATGCTTCTTTTGGACTTAGCTCGTCAAGCTTCATATTCATGAACTCGCCTACTACTTTTTTCTGTGATGGGGTGTAGCTTACTTCTTCACCGGTGAATAGGTCTTTACCGGTCTTGATAGACTCCTTAATCATAGTGGAGTAAATATCAAAAGCCTTATTGATAGCGGAGCGCACAAGCTTTTCGTTATCCTTTGGCATCTCTTTATCTTTAGCGAGAAGCTCAACGAGCTGTTCGTAGTTCAGTTCAGATGCGTCTACGCCAAGCAGTTCTTGTATCTCGGCTACCTTCATGTCGAATAACTTCTGACGCTGAGCATCCATCTCTCTATTGATATAAGGAACAAGCTCATCTTGTCTAACAATATCTGCGAACTTCACATCTTTACCACGTATGGACGAGCCCTTGATTGACTCGCTCAGCATAGATGCCATTTGATTATAGGCATCAATATCCTCAACCATTGAAGGGTCTATTTCTACGAATTGCGACCCAAGGTCTCTTAGGTTTGCAGCCTTGTCTTTGTTTTTAGATAGCTTACGAATCTGCCTGCGCATAATGGTTGCAGCACCCAACTTATTAGCATACTCTGCGTCAGCAAATACCTTTTCTGCGTAGTCTACAAATTTATCTACCGCTATCTGACTGTCAAGATTAAGTTTACCTATTCTATTGATAAGAGCATTGACCTTCTTAACGTCCATCTTACCGTCAGTTCCCATTTTGCGAACTACGTCAATAAGTTGCTTGCGTTTTTTATTCAGGTCACCTTTTGCTTCACGAGCAGCACGAGCTTCAAGTCTTATTTGGTCTTTGAGTGCAGCCATCTCGTCAACGGTAACCTTAGTCTTTTTCTGTCCTAATATTTTTTGTGCAGAAGGAGCGCGTCTTGGCTCTTTGCCTCCAAGCAAATTATCAAACACACGAGTTATCTCAGGCGTAAGCTCAACATCTATACTACTATCCTTGATGAACTTGTAGATATTAGTAAGCCATGTTCTTAACTTTTCAAATACGCTTTTCAGGGATTGATTAGGGGCTTTGCCATTTCTAAGGTAGCGCTCAAATCCTCTTGCAAACTTCTCTTCTGCCGCAACTGACCATTGGTCATCTTTCACTCCGGACCATGTTTTTGCTGCCTCATAGTCTCTTGCAAACATAGGGTCACGCTGAGCTAATTGCTCAAGCATTCTACGACCAAGGTGCCCTGTCGCTTCGTGCGCAAGCGTTGAGATGTCAGCTCCTTTAAAAATATAAATAGAAGCTTTGTTATCATTTGAGAAGTCAATAGCTCCTTTAATTTTACCACCTTCTTGTTGGAAGGCGATAACAGGATTCATTCTATCAGCGTCAGTAATCTTTGTCGAAAGCCAACTTTTACCATTTGCATCAGTTACAATTTGCGCATCGGTACGCATCTTTTTAATCGTATCGCCAAGTGACTCGTATTTACTAACGACTGTCTCTTGGTCATCGTCTAAGTCTTGCCTAAAATTGTCTTCATCTACATCGCTATCATACTCATCAGGCTGACCAAGCCTTTCCGCATTCCTTCTTTCAAGTGCATATACGGTATCATCATGCACATACATATCTGCTGACCATGATATTAAATCACTTATGTCCATTTGCTCAAACTCTGTACGCACATCATTTTCTACAATATCATATATCCGGGCCCAAGAAACGCTTTCTGCTTCAGGATTATTTTTAAAGTAATTATCAAGATGAAATGTTACATATCCTGCCATCCATTCATCCTCTTTATAATTTTCAGCGTCTTCTCTTGTAATGTTGTCTACATCATCAAACTGCTTTTTAATATCATAGTCTATTTCATCCATTCTAATATTAGCTTCATCATCTACTAAGTCAGGTATATTGTAAATAATAACTTCATCTTTTGGAGCTACAGTTATAGAAAAAGCTGAAGAGTCTACTACCATCATCTCTACTCCACCATAATCTATTGTATCACCATGGTCAAGTCTACTTTCATTTCCTTCAATAATTTCATAAGGAGCTCGCCCTGACTCGCTGATATATCCTTCAATGGTAGCAATAGTAAATGGCGCGGGGAATCTAAGTTCCGTAGCTCCGCTCTCTGCAGCATGTTTAATGGCTTCTCTAAATAGTCTTAGCTCATGTACTTTCTGAGACGCAGCAAACTGCTTGAGCATTAAGTTCCCTTCATCGGACTTCTTAATCTCTTCAACCCTTTTAGCTATGTATTTCTGTCTTTCTTCTTTTTGTATATTATATTCTTCTTTGTTGTACAGGTCTCTTAGTTGATTATATCTTGAATCGCCTAAAGCTTGTTCCCCTTCTTCCATTGCTTTTGCAATTGTTCTTGCTGAATCTACTTTTCTTGCAGCCAATACAACAGTTAAATATTCACCTATTTCATCTACTGTATACCCAATTCGAGGAATATAGGATGGCGCATAAGACATTTGCTCAATGATATTTTCAGGGTCTGACTTTTTAAATACTTGAACAATTCTGTTGCCATTTGCGTCATTAAATATCTTAGTCTCTAAATCAAAATCATTCTTCATTATGTCTACATACTTCTTATCAAGCGCTACTGTGAAGTTTTTATTTAGATACTCGTTAATCTCGTCTTCAGTAATTTTTGAAGCATATAAATCATTGGCCTTATTCTTTTGAAAGTAATCGCTTTGAAGCTCAGCTAAATTGTATATTCCTTTTTCTTTATTAAACCATCCACGAATGTGACCGAAGAGACCTTTGTTTATCTCAGCATCGTTTTTAATATTATTTCTATCAGCTATCCATCTTTCAACATCAGCTTTTGGTCCTGCCGTGCCAATGTATTGCGAAACTTCAGCTTGTGTTACATCGGATGGCATATCAGCGTCAATAGCTACATACTGCTCTGTACCCGGAAGCTGTTTGATATTCCAAGTCTTTTGCTGTAGTCCTTGCTTTGTGAAGTCATTGCGGAAGTGACCGTACTGTCCGTGGTCAATGGGACTATTAAAGATGATAGTTTCTGCCGTTCCATAATCTTCCTTATTACCAAGATTCCCTTTACCGTATGTTGCATAGGTATTAGTGTTAATCTTTTCAAGCTTCATCACCTGTGTCTCAACATCATCACGAAACTCATCAAAAGATATTTTCTTCTGTCCCTTGTATTTATCGTATCCAAGTACTGTGTTGATGATATCTTTTTCAATTTGCTTACCGCGAGACTTTATCATGTCGGTGACAGACTGAACGGCAACTGTACTTCCTTTCATCTTTTGAAACTCAGGAAGCTCAAATATAGCTAAGCTCACACGAGACAAGGGACGCTGAGACTGCTCAACATTTTGGAAAAGTGCACCTCCCTTTTCTTTGATAGCGTCAATATCACCGACTTTTATGTCTTCAATGAACGTATCATAAAAGTCATCATTGCCGGTTGTTTCTTTCCATACGTTAGCCATGGCATCGGTAAGCGCCATCTGTACGTCAATCTCTTCTTGTGTTATCCCTTCTTTCCCTGTTTGAGCGGAGACCAAGACCCCTGCATTTTTGACTCTGTCAAGGGACTGCTTGATTTCTTCTCGCTTTGGAGAAGGTTGTACACGCTCTTGCTGAGCTGTAGGGAGCTTAATTTCCGTGGGCGTGGGGAGAACAGGCTCTCCGAGTCGTTGTACCCCTTTATCTTGTATACTTTCATAAACTAAATTTTCTACTTGATTAACTAATTCAGGATTTGTCCCTTCTTTTTTAGATGCAACATAGGCATCGTATACTGCATCTTGAACGGGTATCCCTTCAGTTTTAGGTATTAGGTTCATAACAGGAGCCAACTGCTCATCGGTAAAAGCAGCAACAGACTCTCTTGTTATCTCAGGCTGTGTCTTTAAAGACACTACTTTTTCTTCCGTGACTTCAGGCGTGACACCTTCTTCGGTAACGACTTCAGGTTTTGATTGGGGTTCTCCTTGCGCCACTTCTTCGCTAATTCCGGTAGTTGGCTGTACAGGTACTTCACCTGCTGCTTGCTTTTGAACGGCATCTTCTTTTGGTTTAGTTATGATTGATTGAATCTGATTGTTTATTTCTTGTATTTGCTGCTTCTCCAATACCACTAATACATCGTCTTTGTTTTGTATTTTAGTGGCAAGCTCATCTCTTTTTTTGAGAAGTGTAGCAATCTTTGCTTTATCTTCAACACTAACATCTAAATCTTTTACAGAGTTAGATACCTGTTGAGTCTTATCAAAAACATACAGCGATTGCTTTGCGTCATCTTCTGTTATAGTCCCCTTATCTACAGCATCTTTAAGTTTCTTTTGTAATACCAATCGAGCATTGTCGACATTAGCAACCTCAAGTTGTTCAGCAGTAATATCCGAATTTGCAGGAACATTATAAAGATTATTAATATTGTCAGCTTTTTCGCCAAGCACTTCCCCAATCTTGTCTTTCGCTTGATACGTTTTAACTTTATTGTTAATGTAATTTTTTGCTTGTGCTGCAGATATAGGCGCAGTAAATATTACACCACTCCCTGCTCCGGTAACAAACGCATCAGCAACCCCTTCAAATGTTGGTTTTCCTGCAATAACATTTTGAGTTATTTGGGTAGCAGCTTCTTCGATTCCTTCGCCTGCAAAACCCGCAGCAGCTCCTGTCTTTTCTAATGCTTTCTTATAGGTTTGAACAAGACCATTCTTCAAAATATCTTTAGCAGCTTCCTTCCCTTCTCTCTTTGCAATATCTCTATACGCCCTACCAATAGTAGCCGACCCTAACGATTCAAACACTGATTCAGCCGCAGACATACCAAGAGCCTTCAACGTTTTCTCTGACTCTTTCATCTCAGGGTCCATCTCTTCAAGTTCTTTTCTTTGACTTTCAGTTAGACCAACTGTAGTAATAGCTGCAAGACGAGCGGGTGCCATATAAGCCCCTGCCATCATCATTGTAGCGCTAAGAGGAGCTGATTGAGCTATGCTTGAACCAAGTAGTTCAAACGCTTCTTGATAGTTTCCTTTTTGAAAGTTACCCACAATACTTGGGTCATCATAGTTTTGGGCTATATATTTTGATACATCACCCTTTATAACCTTTTGGCTTTCTTGTATGTAATCTAATAATGGATTTTTAATACCAAGTTGTTTTTTTACTTGGTCTGCATTAGTGCCAATATTCCACCCTGTCTTTTCTGCTATAAAGTTCTGAGGTATAGCAAAAAGGTTTATTAGTGTTTCAGGAACAGATACGACAGCTTCATTGACGTATGATGCGCCAAGAGCAAGGTTGTTATATATATTTTTTAAATAGCTATCTCCTTCTTCTTTTTTAGGGGATTGCCCTACTATTACAGGCTTTACGGCTGTAGATTCAGCAACGGCTTTAGTCGAAGGTGATGCCAATAAAGACGGAGCCAAGGCAGATACCGTATCGTCTTTTTTTTTAGAAGGAACGGATAGACCCATTAACGATTTAAAGTCGTCAATAGATTTACTGTATCCATTACCAACAAACAAATCATAAGAGTCTTGTACCGCCTGTGAATTTGATGCTATTAATTTCTTATAGTCATCAAGAGATTTATTGTATCCATTCTGTACGAACAGATTATATGCGTCTATTATTGCTTGCTCGTTCATTGTGACCTAAAGTTAATTAATTATATTTACTTCCTACGCCCTGTGTAGTTGCAGCTTGTTGGTCCTGTGGTTGTGGTGCTGCAATCACACCTTTTTTAGCAAGGCCACTTAGGAATATAAGCTTTTCTTCTTCCGTCTTACCGGGCACATTTGCTATAAGGAACGATTGTATTTGAGCCACAGCGTCATCAGGACTACTAAGGTCAATTTTCCCTGTAGTTTTTCCATTGCCTTTTATTTCAATAAACTTACCTACTGTAAATGGAGTCGATGGAATTACGGCTTCAAACCCAAGCGCTTGTACTAATGGTTTTACGCTTTTTAATGTTTCTACTTCAGCTCTATCATTATCTGTAGAAGTGGATATTAATGATGGGTTTATTTTAGTGTTTACATAATTGCCATACATCTCATTAGGATTCAAGCTTATTGACCTTGCAGAAGCAGTACCGGATTGGAAATTTTTAGAACCCGTACTAAGCGCACCTCTAAGAATATCATCTACGTTTGTTTTTTCTCCAAGTAATCCTGTTGAAGATGAAGCGACAAATTGTTCTAGCGACATTCGTTTTCCGGATACTTTATTAATAAATGGTATAGGCTTAGTTTCACCATTACGTGTAATTAAAATTCCATTATCATTACGCTTAACATCAGTAACACCCGGAAGCCCCATAAAATAGTTAACTGCAGCTTGCTGTTGTTCAGGATTTCCACTATACAACATACCAATCATATTACCTGCAGTCTGCGCTTCCTTTCTTTTGTCTCCTCTTTCATATAAGTAAGAAGGAGCATATTCTGCACGAGGCTGAGCAAATGGTTGTAGCTCAGTTTTCTGCTCAAGCATGCTACGAAACTTATTAGTAAGGTACTTCTCGGCTTCTTTCTTTTGCTCTCTTCCATTTGCAGTGGCGTCAAAGTCAGGTTGCATCACACCTTCTTTAAAAGAATAAAGCACATAATGAGAACTTGTATTAGCAAGCTTTTCATCAAAGACTACTTGATAAGGTTTTTTAGTCTTAGGGTCTATGCCACCTGCCCAATCAAAAAGAATAGATGATGTGTTGTAAGGGTTAGTAAGTTTTGCAGCAATAATATCTTTCTCAGATTGCAGGTAAGCATCAACAGCCTGTTTGCCCTCTTGGCTTAAACCAACACGCTTAGTAGGGTCGGTTATCTTTGTCATAAAACCTGTTTCAGTAGAACTACCTGTCTTTGTCACAACTTCACTTATTACATCTCCCAACAAATCAACCTCGCCTTTTAAATCATCATTTACTTGATACTTATTAATCTTTTGCTTAATACGATTGCGAAGCTGATTAACGGTCATATAATTATCAGCACCTTCTTTTAGAACTCTTATGCCGTCTTTTGTTTCCATTTTGCCTATACCAACAGCCCCCGTATTTGGATTAATTAAAGCTTCTGTATCTCTAAGGTTAGCAAAGCCTTCAACCATTCCCATAATCTGAGTTTCAGCAGCAGAGCCATCGCCTCCGGGCTGTGCTCTTTTCATCTTCTCCTCGTACTCAGCTTGATATTCTTTAACGAGATTAAATAAAACTCCTGTTCCATCTCTTAGATTTTGCGTTGCAAGACTATAGTCTTTTGGTTTAATAGCACCGGCTTTCAGTAGTCTATTCATCTGAAGCAAATAATCTGTAGCCTTTGACGTATAACTAAAAGTGTATTGGTTTACAAGGTCGGAGTTTCCCGTAGGGGCATTAGCTAACTCTTGAACATCTTTACGGAACGCAGCTTCAGTCTCGGCCTTTCTTTTTTGGCGAAGCTCATCTTCTTTTTTTATACCATCGGTAATATCCTTGCCAACCTGAAACCAATTTATCTGACTTTCAGGTAGCCTATCTGCGTATTCAAAATATGTCTTTGCCATTTCTTATTTCGTTTTATCGTCCTCCAATTGAAGGCATAGCCCAAGGGCTATAAAAATTTGGTTGAAATGTAGGTATTGCATAATCAGCCGGTCTAAATGATTGTAAAGAATTTGGGAGTTGCTGATTTACTTGTTGTAAAACATTTGGATTTACCCCAACCATAAAAGACTCAAAAGCAGTTGGGTTCATTGAGCCAACTTTACTAAAGTCAACCCCACCAACCGTACCTAAAGAAGCTACGCTTTTTTGAAAATCAGCTTGACTAAGATTGTTCTTATTCATCGCAAGGTCTTCCATTTTATTAAACGCTTGTGTACCTTCTGATTTACCGTAATCAGATAAAGCTGCAGTTATTTGAGTTCCAAGACTTGCCACACCTTTCATTGCTTGAGCTCCTGCCTGTGCAGCTCTTGCTTCAGCTACTGCTGCAGCTCTTTGTGCACCTGTTGCTTCTGAAATGTCAAGACTAGCCTGCATATCACGAAGTCTTGTCTCTTCTGCTATAGCAAGCTTATCAAGCGCCTGCATCTCTTGACCCATTGCAGTAGCTATCTTACGCTGCTCCTGCCCTGCTCCTAAAAATACACGACCTGCAGTAGCTGCAGCACCACGCTCACTCTCTCTTCCCGCCTCAATAGCTTGAGCGGCTGTCGATGTTACCGCTTCACGAGCAAGCTCATAAGGTTCCTTTTGAATACCAAGTTGCTCATAGAAGTTTATGTCAAGTTTCTTGCGAGCATCAGCTAAAAATTTAGCCGCCTCATTCTCAGCTTTTCTCTGTTCTTTTTTCTGTTTAGATTGCTGAGCAAATGAAGCACCTGTGCTAATTGCTGATATTCCTAATCCAACTGCTGCTGCTGTAGTTATAGCCATGTTATAATACTTTAATCATTTCACTTGTATATCCATCACCTTTTATGTACCCTAATTTTTCATAAGCACCTATTAGGCTTTGGTGTTTAATCAAGGCATATACATATTTATGCCCTGTATTTCTACAAATATTAGTCAACGTATCGACTAATAATAGTATAGCTTCTTTTCTCTCAGGTTTTCTGTACGTCTTACTCGATATAATCCAATCCACCCAAGCTACCTTTGAGTTTGTCGTATACATAAACCCTGCGCACACCGGTTCGTCCTCATCAAGAACTATAATACCACCCTTACCATCGTCAGGAAGAAAGTCTTTTTGCGGAGGCTCCCATCCCCAATCATGCCACCACCCCTTCAGGATGCCGTCATAATCATTTTCGTTCAATGGTCGTACATTAAGTGGCATCTTACACAAATTTAAGGATAACTTTTCATAACTTCTGACTCAGCAGCGAACAGCTCAACCTTACTTGTATTGTCGTTCTCAAGAGTGAAAACGCAGTAGTGACCAAGCACCCCGTGCGACTCAGCAATTGAGCTTTTGATATACATAATGTATGGGTCTTGAATACCGGGAATTGACGCTCCGGGTATTGTCGTGTCCACTGTAATCCTATTTAAGTTAGAAGGATAGTCAACCTGTATATTAGTTACCTGACCAAATAGTACAGGTGTGTTATAGGTTGGCGGTAAACTGTAGTACAAATAGTCGCCAATGCTTAAGATGTTTCCTATTACAATAGGACTTGCTCCAATAGCAAAGTTCACCTGTACTGCCGCTCCCGTCCCCGTAATGGTAGTGCTTTTCCCAATACCATTCACAGACCTAAGCGCATACTCAGATGGTTGAGCAGGTACAGTTCCTTCGTTTCTTACAAAAGCAAACCATGCCCCTTCTTTTTTCTCAAACCATGCTGCATCAATAACGCCTGAGTTCTGTATATCACTCTGCATTTCGGCATCCCATGAGTCGTCTCCTTCTAAATTTAAAGTCTTGAATAACTTGTTCTCAAGTGGAGCATCATTGAATACACTTTGAAGTACTGAGTTATACTGAACCCCATAGAAATTATTTCGCAACTCATTTACGTTATGGCGATAGAGGTTACCGCCATTAAATGAATAGAAGTAGTTGTTCATCCCAATCATGTAATCAGGATTGAAAGAGTAGAATGATGGCCACCCTTGAACGCCTTCGCTATATGATAGTGTGTAGTTTGGCATTTATTAACATTGAGTTGCTGAGTAAGCTGCTATGATACCATATCCGTCCATATCCCAATTCACATTTGCAAACACATACAGTTCAGTAACAGGAGACTGAAGTGCTGCATCCCAATAAAGACCACAACCTACAGCCAATGAAACTATTGGGCAGTCAGAATATAAGGTCTTTGGATTGTTTACTGCATCGTTACAAGCACCTGTTACATTCACATTGCTCACACCGCAGTTCCCTACAGAGTAAGAAGGTACACAAGTAACACACACTCCTGTAACAGTAGCTACAGGGTTCCCGTTAGTAACACTCACCTGAAGACTATAACCGCCAAATGAAACGTAATACGTTCCGGTTGCAGCAGCAGAGAAGATAGCTCCTGTAAATGTCGTACAATCACAGAACGTAGGGTCGTCACCGGTTACTGTACCTGATGCTAAGAATCCACAAGCATCTTCAGTTGACCCACCAAATCCTACCAAAAACTCGTTGTTACATGATGGACACGCTACCTGTGGAAGAAGAACGCCCGATGATTGCTCGCGAGAAATAATGCCATCTGAATAGAATCCATCCGCTGCAACCGTTGTTAGGTTGGCATCGTCATACACTACTGTTGCCGAGCTGAGTGATGGTGCGTCTAAATAATAAGTTCCTTGTGTTGCCATTTCGTTTTATTTTAAAGTAAGCATCCGCAACATGAGTCAAATGCGTCTGTGCTTGAATAACATAAAGATACCTCAACCCCGCAACCCGGACAGGACTGCTGAGCTTGTAATACACCTGCTGTTTGCTGACGAACCAAACCGCCTTGCGCGTAGTATCCATTAGGAGCAGCTACCGTAAGCGCCTCATCTGTAAATACACCCGTTGCCGAAGCAAATGTTGGTCCGTTTAAATAGTATGTAGATTGCGTTGGGCAGTCGCAGCATGCGTCAGCAGCGCTTGTGCTTGCATAGCAAAGCTCAGCAGTAGGAGGAGCACACCCACAGCAAGAGTCTTGCAGGTCTATATCAGAGTAGCATAAACTAATCTGAAGTGAGTTTCTGTAATCCCATATCATATACAAGTACTCACCTGATGATGGTACAGTAAATGGTGCTGAGTGGAATCCACCGCTCCCCGTAATAGGAGTTGCCTCTGAGGAAGCAGCAAGTAAATTAGCTATACCAACAGCAGTATTAGGGTATAGCGTATTGCTTCTATAATATCTGAACGAATCAGTTACTGTGTCAAAATCATAAGTGTCAAATCCAAACTTGTGGCATATCATCTCCATCGTTGCACCTGCAGGAGGGAAACCGCCTGTTCCAATTGCACCTGTTATGATGCTATAGTTTGAAACAATCGGAGAAGTGCCGCTACCAAATGTTACAAGGTTAGATTGAAGAGGAGATACGAAGTCTCCGTCAGTATATCTGTACTCATTGTGAACAAAGAATCCTGCATCAACAGCACTTGTCAAGCACACGTTAACGATGTTCATCATAAGAGATACCGGACAGCTTACTGAGACTGTTAAGACCACAGCATCTGTGGCACTAATAAGAACCGTTGCGGTATTTACGCTATTTGAACTCTTGTCTATAAGAATAGAGCCTGACTCATCAGTAATACCTGAAGTCTCTGTATTTCCATCATAGGTAACTTCAACCTCAAACTCTGCTGTAGATGTAGGGTCTACGCTATAAGCAATAGTAACGTCTCCTATTGGAGCGCCAAGGTCAACGCAGTAAGTTACGCTATCACCTGCAGCAATATTAAATGTCTGAGCAACACCACAAGCCAAACACTCTTGAGGTTGTGGCAACTGCTCAGTATTAGAAGTGAGCACATACTCATTAAGGTATGGGTCAAATCCACCAAGCTTTTGCGTATTGAATGATTCAATGAATGTATCCCTAAACCAAGTACGCATCCCGTTTTCAGACACCACTTTTAATTGGTCTGAGCTGTAAGAGTTTCCAATTAATTGAAGTACAGCTCCACGCTTAACATCAGTAAAGTATCTGTAATAACCCCACTGCACATAGCTCTCAGGGTTAAAACTGATACCATACTTCTCGACACGAGCAATCTGTGTGCCTAATACTTCAGGAACTGAAGTGATGGCTCCTCCGGCTGCTGCGTCTGAGAGTAAGTTCTTACCGGCTAATACATAGGAAATCTTATCTTCTTGGAGTACAAGCACGTCAGTCTCACGGCCATCCATCTTGTAGATAGGGCCAAACGAAACCTCTAAATACTTGTAGTTTATTAAACCAAGATTAAACTCGTTTAATTTGTTTACGTTGGACTCGAAGTTGTAAACACCGCTATAAGTAATATCAGCAAATCGTAACGTCCTTTTATAGTCTTGAGCAGATACAGATGTTACCCTGTTGCCTAAGTTGAATGTACGCCCGATAATTGAGTCACGAATCTTATAGCTCTCTGCTCCGTTACCAAAGCAGAAGCAGTTAAAAAACTCAGTATCTACAATTGCAGGCAAAGAACTTGTTTGGTTCTGCACGTTACCTGTGTGAAATCCATTCACAATAGGGAATGACATCTCGTTTTCAAAGAACACATCAGGTAGTGAATCTTTTGGCTCGGTCTCAAATATAAGTGTAGTCTCTGCTCTAAACACCTCAAAGTTTGCAATGATTGTAGACCTACGCTTTTCAACAGATAGTACACCACCGCAGCGAACCGTACCACTCATAAGAAGTGAAAGCCTATTTGTTCCGGCTTCACGATAGAATCTATAGTAGTTGGTATCCCCTGCAGTTGGTATATCGTTCCAAGAGGTAGCAAGAGTTGCGATATATTCGTTTTCAATCGGAGCGCCACCATCACCAACCTCCTGCGTTCCGTCATTTAAAATCTGCTCCACATTGTCTCCGTTCCACCAATCCTGCATATTGTCATAGTTGGCAGAAGCAATAAGTGTTTTCTCTAATATATATATCCTGCGCTCACACGCACCATTACCTGCACCTACACCAAGGCGTTGGAATTTGATATTCATTTTAATCCGGCTACCCGCAGGAACGCTATAGTCAACCCATAGACCTGTTACGGTATCAAACCTATTCATGTCATATCCAAGAATAGGATACTCTCCCGGTGTATTCTCGTTCACTTCTTTTGTACCCGGAGCAATTATAGAAAGCTCATCCTGTACAACTGAGAAGCTGTTTGGATTAATCTTCATGTAAACCCCTGATGGCACAGGGATATTTACATTCGGGTCAAGCTCACTTGGTATAGTAATAAATCCTTCTTGCTTTGATTCTTTCTCAAGAACTGTTGCGTACACGCAGTTATTTGTAGGTCCGCTTGTGTCAGCCTTTACAATAAATCTATCACCCTGCTCAACCTTGCGTGCATTCTCTCCTTCAAGCAAAAAGAATGCGTTATTGCTGAGCGGGTCATTAAAGAATATACTACTATAAATAACATCATAATCCTCTTCATCAGGCTTGATAACAAACTTATATCGAGTGGCCCAATAAGGCGCTTTCTGTGTTGTAGGTATTGTAACCTGAATGCTGTTTTTGGTATCAGAAGCAGAGCACGGTACGTGTACCGTATTGTTAGGACTTACAAGCGATGTAGTAGAACGACCAAAGTCATCCATGTATACGATGCCAATCTCATACCCACGATTACTATGAAGACTTCGTGGAGAGTTAATCTTCTGATAGAACGATTCTGCAAAGTTTACAGAGTAGTACTCGTACACATTAATAGTAGGCGTAGTAGTATTATCTACATAACGCATAGCCGGCATTTGGAAACCAATTAGCTGACTCGAAGGAGATGTTATAATTGTAATTGGCTGACCTGCAGCTGTGATACCACTTTGATATTTTATAAGCGCATCCAAGTTGTTGGGCAGTGCGCAGTTTATTTGGTCTGTAAATGTTGTACCGCTACAAGAGTTTGCAACAGTTTGGATATTTGCAACTGTACCAACTGCGTCCTGAAATGCTACGCTTGTAGCAAGTGCATATACTGAAGCGTAATTGGTTGGCAGCGTGAATGAGAATGTCGCATTTATATTTTCAGATTGCTCCGTAGGGAATGGAGTACTTCCTGCAAATGTATTGTGCGTCATCCTCATCTCTAAAGTGATAGACGCCCCTTCAATTAGCTCAACTCCTGTGAGGTCTACATAAACTGCAGAGTTTGCAATTGTCTGTGAGCTACCAAAGGTATAGTTTGATGAAGCTGTTGAGTCTGTAAGCGAAGTAGTGTCAATTAGCTCAGATACAAGATTAGCGTCATACTCAAGTCTTACGGGATTGCCATCCTCGTCAACCATATCATACCCTTCCGTATAATTTCCATACATCAAGCGGTTACCCATAATGGTCTGCGCTCTTGCAAGTAGTGGTACGTTATCGTATAATCTGAGTAGCTCAGATTCGGGAAGGATAGTAAATATCTTGCTATTGCTAAATGTATAAGTATAGTCTGTATTATCTGCAAGTCCAAGATTTGCTTTGTCAAGTTTCTCAATCACCTTGACAATACTTGCTCCCGCTTCTTTAAAAAGCAGGTCGATACCAACAACAAGAGGCCCGCCCGTATTGTAGGTGACAATAGCAGCATTGTGCAAATTGACCATACCCTCGTTGAGATAACTATTTACGCTAAACTCAAATGGGTTAGGCTGAAACGCAGGAGCTGACCACTGAGACGTTGCGCTATACTCGCCATCCTCGTATCTATAACGATAGGCAAAGCAAATAAAGCGAGTCTCTAAAAAGTTATCCTGAGCACCTGTAGTGATAGGTTGGACACCCGGGGCTTCAACGGGTGGTTTCTTGATGACAAGAATAGATTCAGAGGTGAATTGGTCTACATCGGCAACAGGGTCAGGATAATTTCTTTTACGATTAAGAACCCTTGGAGGATTATAATTGTCAGTAAAGAAGATTAGGTTATCAATAATATCAATGCCTGTAATCAAGTATTGCGGATTAAAGTTTAACGTGGTATTCACGCCACCTCCATTGTCAATACTTACAATATGATACGTTAATATCTGAGAGTATACATTAAATGATACTATCATGTCAAGCTTACCCGTATTACCTACAGGGAAGTTTGAGTCATGGATAAACCAATAAAGAGTTTCGTTGGCACTGTCGTCAATAGCACCAATACATTTTGCGCTTGAGCTGAGCGGAGTGCCATCAATATATTTTAAAGTAGTTAGCTGAACATTACCTTTTGTGTTTTCAATAACACCAATCTCAGCATTTTCAGTAGACCCCATGCGTACATTGAGCGCATCAATATACTCTCCGTTTGGAACAAGTCGCTCGTCCACGACTTTATTCATCCTACCTGCTGTGAAATTTCTTGTAATGTTCGCCATATTATTTTAACCACTTGTCCATACCACGCAGGTTCATAAGAAGTCTGCCCGGATGAATGTTACTCATTCTGATTTTTGCGTTACGAAGAAGTGCAGCTTTCTCTTTACGAGCGCGAGCTACAATATATTCTTGAACGCCAAGCTTAGAGTTTAGTACCTCATACGTGATATACGCATAGATGTACTTCTCAAATAATTTATTAACCGTTACGTTAGCATCGTTGCCATTCTCCATTCCATCAGAGATGTATTCGAGAATAACAGATTGACCATACATATCAGAGTTAAAGTTTATTACTCCCATTCGTTGGTCAATAGCAAAGGTTGGGTTGAAGTTAGCTGTCTCTGTGTTTAAACCATAGCGCTCACCAAGACTATAATCAAAATACCACATGCCATCAACACACCATCCTTCCTGTCCGTTATATCTACTTTGTGGGTTAAGATATATACTCTTCTTAGTTCCTGCTAAACGCTGCTCATCAATCTCAGAGAACTCAGGAGAAAGCGCATTACCTTCTTGGTCAAATAATATCTTCCCCGTTTGGTCTTGAAGATAAGCAAGTGAAGAAAGGATTTGAATGTTCTCGGTAAGTGGTCTTAAGTATCCGTCTTTGTAAAGATTTACGCGAACCCAATTGACATAATCAGATGGGAGAATATATCTAAGACCATCATCTACTGTAAGCTCTAATACTTTTATGCTTTTAAAAGCATCGTAGTTCAACTCTTGAATAGCACGCTTTGCGTGAAATAATATCTTAAATCTCTCTTCATTATTTACAAGAGAGTGATTGCCCGAATACATCAACAAAAAGTTGTTGACAATATCATATAGGCTTACGTATTGATATGACCCCCAATTCCTATCAATGGGTTGGTTACCGCTATTTTCGTAATACTGATATTGACTAATGTATGCCATAATTATTGCGATTGTTTTTGTTCTTCAGCAGCACCAAACTGAACTGCTGTAATCTCACGTATTGACATTCCTGCATACTGAAGTATTTTAGTAATGAGCTTATACTCATCTTCAAACGGAACTTCAAAGTCTTGATAGTCAGGTTGAGATTGGTCAAACACAGGCTCACCATTAGTAAGCGTGATGTAAGTCCACTTAGGGTCTTTGGGATATCTAAAATAATTTGCATCAACTTCGTTGGCAAGATTGATTGTCGCAGGATACACTGTAAGAATACTACCCTCTTGTGTATACGCAGGATACTGCTCTGTTGGTGCAGTAAGATTAGAAGTAGTAAGCATCGTAATTTTTGTATGCGTTACCTTCTCGGCTTCTCCTTTAAATACACGTGTAAGCCCCGATGCGTCATAACACATAATCTTATTAATCATAAAATAGTCGAAGCCTGTTGTAGTTACAGACGGAAGATAAAATCTATTTGTCGCGGGTGTTACTTGTGTAAGCGTTGATGTAAGAGCAAATAATTCCATGGCTTCTTCAGTAGCTTTTCTGATGTCAGCATACGAAGTGCCCGACATACGAGCATTTTCCATGTTGAGTAACTTATTGTACTCTGAAAAATATTCTTCAAACACCTCCAACTGAGCCTCTTTTGCGTAGAGGTTAAAATCGGAAGGTGAGATGTATCCGTAATTGTTCTTATTCAGAACAGCTAAAACGGTATTTCTTACGGAATTTATCATTATAATCTTTTTACAAATATAAACAAAAAAAGAGGGTATAGAAATACCCTCCGTAACCGATTGCTTGCTTATATATTAAACCTACAGTAAACTATTTTCAAGCATTTTCAGGGCATCAATACCTTCATCTGTCTTCAGAAACTCAGCCACCGTGAAATAAGGGTCCTGACCATAAGGTACAGTTATCATCTTTTTCTTGTTGGAAGCGGTATTAAACCATACCTCTTTCTGCCCGTTTCTGAAGGTCAGCAATTTATTTTCAAAGAACACATGCACATTTGATTGGTGCTTCAGCTGTGGGTCGTTGAGTATATTAAGGAACCCGTGAGGGTCTTTTTTGGCATATACCAACACATCACGCTTCAGCTCTGCGGTAGTAAACCTACTTGGGTCTTTTCCAAATAGTACCCTTGAAACCAATTCAAGCTGCTCTACACTAAGCTGACGAGCTTCTACAAGCGCATCAACCTCTGCGGCAAGCTTCTCAACCTCTTTGGCCGCATCTTTTTCGTGGTCTACCTCGATAAATGTTCTACCATTTAAGGGGTGATAGTGTAAAAACTCCTGTAGAACAGGGTTGTTTTTGGGTACTCGAAGGAACCCATTCTCAAATATTACAGGCTCTACAATTGCATTTCCGTCTTGCTCATCCTCAAAAGCAGTCTTCTGATTGATGGCATATCTGAGAGGTCTATTAACGTTATTTGCCTCGTCAAACCACAGAAGAGGGAATCTTCTCGTGTTTCTCGAAGGCAAAGTGTAAGATAAGGGAGCTGAATCCCCTTTTAGCTTATATATCCTGTCTGCAGGAACTAATTTCTGTTTCATTAGATTTTAATTTAATTAGATTTAAAAAGAAGGGGGAGTGTCTTTAAAGACACCCCACCCTATATTACTTGTATTATGAACCGTAACGGAACAATACGAAGTTGTTAGCACCCAAGGTACAAACGCAACGCTCAGAAAGGAAGTTAACCTCCATTGCGTCAAGGTCGCTTGTTTGAGCACCACCCGCAGAACCTGTAATCCAAGTTTTGTATCTGCGGTCTTCAGTCTCAGACGCTCTGTAACGAACGTGTAAGAATGGACGCTTAGCGTTCTTGCCAAGGATTTGGTCGTACACGGTAGTTGAACCGGCAGGAACCAAAAGACCTGTAACAGTACCTGCAGCTTGTGCACCTGTAGGTAATCCACCACGCATAGTTGGGTCGTTCAAGTATTTCCAATCAGACTTGTAGAAGTCGTAACCTCTGCGGAAGCCTGTGAAACCAAGATTGAGCGCCATGTCCTTATCGTTGTCGAAAAGACCATAAGACGTACCACCTGTACCGTAGCTGTTCTGAGCAGCAAGCATATCATCAATGTCAAAGCTGAAGGCACGGTTAACGAAGATTACGTTCTCTTCGATAGAACCTTGCTTGTCAAGACGAGAGATGATGCTGTCGAAATCTACAAGAGTAGTTGGGTTACCACCACCCCATACGTTTCCGCGCTCATTTACTACGTAGAAGATACCTTCAGAACCTTTGTTACCAACCTGCGTATTTGCAGTTTGAGTAGCAACACCTGAACCTGACTCAGCAGGAACAGCCTCAATCATTGCAGTCTCAAGGTAGTCCTCAAAACGCAAGCGAGTCTCGTGCTCACTCTTCAAATACCAAAGGTATCCGGTAGCTCCGTTCTCAGTTGTTACCTCTACCCATCCAATCTGTGCCATGTCAGAACCGCTTACAGCGTATTTGTCCTTGATGATAATTGGAGAGTTAGAGAAGATTTCGTCTTCTGCTTCCAAAGAACCAATCATTCCATTAGTTCCTTTCTTGAACTCAGAACCGTAAATCCATACAGATAATGTATCAGTTGATGCGAAAGTCTGACCTGCAGCCTCATAGTAAGCTACATCAAAAGTACCTGATGTTGTGTTAACAGCAGTAACGATACCTTTGTTAGAAAGACCTGTGGCATTGTCAGAGATGTAAACAGTCTGACCAACACGGATAGCGATACCACTTACGTTAGCATCACTTACAGTGATAGTTGCAGTGTCATCACCTGCGTCTCCGTTAGAAGCACAATCAACATACTTAGTATGCAGACGGCCTTGCTCAGCCCACTTAATCATGTCTGAGTTAGATGGCATCTCTGCTCCTACCATACGTAGGAAAGATGCTACAGTACGATTACCATAACGCTCAAACTCCTTCTCATAAGTATCAGGAAGATACTGATTAAGGAAGTTGAAGTTGGTAATATAGTTAGTCGATAATGGTACCTGCTCCGCACTTGGCTGAAGCTGATAACCGGGATTTGGTAAAACAGCCATTTTTTTAGTTTTAATTTATTTTTTTAATGCTTCGGATTTTTAGACTCCTTCCGGAATCCGGTGTCACCGATTTCACCTGCATTCCACCCTTGTTTACAACTTCAGGGGCTCTACGCTCAGACATGTTAATATTTTTTGTCTTACGTAAAACATCTTCAGTCGCATCTGCTAAACCCTGTTCATAGAAATGCTTAGCAAACTTTTCGGGATTCATTGCAATTGACAAAGCCCTATGGTATCCTGCAGCGTCTTTGATAAGACCACTCTCATCCAAAAACTTGTTAATAAAGTTCATCGGAGTTGCTTGAGCCTTCTTCAGTTCTGCTGCTGCACCGGGAGAAAAGACAACCTTCTTGTCGTTAATGTCGAACTCAAAACCTTTGAAGTCTTTACTAAAGACCTCTTCGGACTTTTGGTCGAACCACTTACGCTTACGCTCGTTTTCCTCCTGCAGGGTTTTTGCCTGTTGTGTATACTGACGGTACGCTTCAAACTCTTCTTTCTCCTGTTGAGATAAGCTTAGACCACTTGACTCAAGTGGAAACTTGTATTTCTCTTTTTGGGAGTTGAAGTAATTTTTAGCCTCCGCAATAGCCTTCTTTCTTGCTATCTTAGTTTTCTTGACCTTAGATTCATCATCGACTTCTTCATCGTAAGAATACTCTTCCATGAGGATATCAATGTCTTCTTTGTCAAGACCTTTCTGCGTATCAGCAAGATAATCTCTAAGAAGTTGGTCGGGGTCCATAGCGTCAAAGTCTTTCTTTAACTTGACAAAGTCATCAAAACCACGCCCTGTTTCCTTCTTAAAATTTAAATAAGCAGCCACGTCTTCAGGGAGCTGTTCACTCTCTTTGCGTTCTGCCATCAACTCATCAAATGAATTGATTTGCTTATTGTAGCGCTTTCCAATATATGAAAGAACTTTTTCCTCTGATAGCTCCTCTTCCTGAGCAGGTTCCGGCTCAAGAGAAGATGTGTCAATTTTTACTTCAGGTTCAGCATTTCCACTTACTTCCTCCTCATGCTTCTTTAGAAGCTCTTCTTCTACCTGCTGAACACTTTTTTCTTCTACGCCATCAAGAGCACGTACTTTAATTTCCATTAGATTAGATTTAATTTGTTACAAATTTATACAAAAAATGTTACATTTTTAACGAGGTTCAAACTCGGCTAAGTCAAAACCATCAAGGGTATCCTCATTTGACTCGAAGTTCATTGGAGGTAGGTTGTTCTTTCTTTGGTTTATGAGCTTAGACTGCTGCGTATTTTGGATAGCAATACGCTTTTCTTTAGCCGTTTCCTTCATATCCTCGCGGGTAGTGATGGCGGTTTCCTTAATACCTGCTATTTGCATTTGGTACTTAAACTCCTCGCTCATCAGTATCCGTTTCATCTCAGCCTCAGCCTTCATCTTCTCAATATCAAAAGCCACCTCGGCTTGCTTGATTTGCATCTTTGCTTGCGTCTCAAGCTGTATCTTTTGCATAGCCGTTTGCGCAGCAAGCTCCTGAGACTTCAGTTGCTGCTGAGCAATCATTGCCTGCTTTTGCATCTCCATGCGCTCTTCTCTATCCTGCTTCTTAACTCTTTTAAGCTTGAGAAGCTGATTAGCAAGCTTTATGTTTTTAATCTCTCTAATGTCAATAGCATCCTCAAGGTTAATGTCACCCTTAGATAATGCCATTTGGATATTAGCTTCAAGCTGAGCTTTCTGCTCTTCGTCCGGAGAAACTTCAATAAAGATGCCAAAGTCATAGATATATAGGTCGCTTATCTCATTTAAGATAGATACATTGTATTTGCCAATCTTATTGGCGAAGTCGTCTTTAAAGTCAGCGTACTGCAGAATATCTGCAACACGGTAGGTAAGGGCCTCGGCAAGAGACCTGTATACGTACAAACCGCCCTCAAGAATATGGCGTGTCGCGGTGTTAGAGTTTAGGGCCGCAAGCTTTTGAACCCCTACCAATGCGTTCGGGTCAGGCATAGAGCCATCTCTTGCCTCATTCAGTCCTGTCACAGACCGAATCATGTCAAGGTAGTGGTTGTAGTTAGCTATTAGCATCTGCGTCTTGCTTGCTCCTGAATTAGAAGTAAGCTGTTGAATAGGTACACGAGCATTGTTAAACTCACCTTCCTGCGTGTAGCTACGCCCAATCACACTACCTGTTTGGAAGTAAAGACGCAGTGCGTCTTCAGGATTATAAGCCTGCCCTGTACCAAGGTCAACCTCATTTAGACCATCAGCATCGATGAACACACCATCAGGGACAGTGCGTGCAATAACTTGCTGTAGTTTTAAATGGGTTAATTGAATAAGGTCTGCAAATGGTATCATCCTACGCACAAGCGATTCAATAACACCTTTGTACATTCTTGGTGCAACTGCAACATAATTCGGCAGCGCATGCTGAGAAGTTGATTTTGGTCTCACCATGTTCTCACTCATTTTCCACTTGAGTAAGAAGTTTGTTCCCATTACCATCACACCCTCATACCAAACATCAATTGTCTTTTCAATCTTTTCAAACTTTCCTTCCTCCATCATTTCTACAGGAGGATTGAATTGGTCATCTTTTTCAATTATACGTGTACCACCTGTTTCAAGAATCTTCTTCTTGTAAACCATTTTCTTTGTGGTCTTGTAATTGAAATATAATAAAGTTGCTGTATCACGATAGAACAAACTATTCTCGTAGAATCTTGCTACGTTGTAATAGTCATACCAACTCTGTGAGTACATTGAAATCTCTTGCAATTGCTCACGAGTAAGTGTTGGGTCTATCTTTAATAACTCCGTTATTGGAAGAGTTTTAATTTCTCCCCAATAGAAGCAATCATTAAAGTAAGGGTCTTCCGTATAGCTGTATACCACATTTGCAGGGTCAACATAAGAGACCTGCACACCTGCTCCGGGTAAAAATTCATGTTTGGCCACACCAATACCCAAAACGGTAAGGTCATAGTCAATACGCTTACGAGTATCTTGATAATGATTCTCATCAAATATTGTATTGATAGCTTCTTCTTCTGCTATCTCAATTGCGGGCTTGTAGTTTAATTGCATATACAGCGACAATTCCTCGTCTGTTTCGGGAAGTTCTTCAGGGTCCATTGTAAATGGATTTATCCCTGTAGACTCTTGCACCTGCATAAGAACGTCTTTAGCTACCATCTGCCCCTCAATCATATCTTGATACTTGCTGCGCTTCGCTTGTGACATTGCATCTTGTGCATAAGCTTTCACTTTGAATAAGCGGTCACTCATACCATTTACAACAATGTCAACAAATTTTGGAAGAATAGGAACAGGAGTCCAATCTAAATTTAGATATGACAAATCTCCGTCTATTGCAAGTTCATTTTTATACTTCTGAACAGACTGCTCACCACGAGCGTATAAGCGCAGTCTATGAAAATCACGCCATTGATTATAGTATCTACATTGGTTTCCATCTTTGCGGAACCATTCATATTGAATTGCTTGGCCAACTTGTAGACCAAACGCATCAGAAGCTTTCTCTGCATCAGTTACAAACTGACTTGGAAAACCGGTTGCGGATATGTTGACTATGACATCTTTCATCTAATAAGTTGACTTGTTGTTCCACTATTAGTGTACCTTGCGAAATTAACACTAATTTTCGACTCTTTTTTCTCAGGTAAATATACGTGTTTTTGGTTTGCCATTATCGCAAGACCTGAGCTAATAGCTGCGTCAAAGCGTGTACGGTCGCTAATATCAAACTTTGCCCAATCCTCAAGTGTGCGTGTAAATGGCATCGTTCCAATCTCATCAGCAGGTCTGTATGTTCCTGCTAAATCAAAGCCAATGTACTTTTCAATATACGACTCAATAGCTGTTGCGTGCGCCTGCTTCACTTCTTCAGAAGAGTTAGGAATACCACCAAGCTCCCTCTCAGTCTTACTCAATTTATTGAGCAGTCTGTCGGGTCTGTTCATACAGAACTGACGGTAGCCTCTATTTTTAAAATGGTAAAGTAGTCTCGGCTTGTTATTCTCCGCAAGCACCGGCATCCCGTAAAACACGCAAGCCATAAGCACCTCTTCAAAAAATATCTCAGCCGTCTGAGGACGAGCAATGTACTCAAGAAAGAACTGATTGACCGGAGCGTCATCCATGTGGTACTTGGTCATCCCGTGCAGCGACCCGTTGGAGCCACGTCCCCCTACCACTCTGATATATCGTAGGGGTCACAGCCAAAACTCCCAAGGTGTTCATTGCCGGGGTATTTTACTCCACTGCGAGTGGAGACGCTATTTTGCATGTGAACAGGTGGGACCCAACTAATTAAGAACCTACCACGAGGGTCAGGAGTCCATATAACCTTGGTGTCTTTCTCTCCGACTTTCCAATGAAATGTTCCACGTGAACCCATGTGCGCCTGAATCTGCGAGTCGTTGTAGTCAATCTGTTGGTATATCTTGGTCAGGTTAAATAGCGCCTGCTTACTCTCGTCA